TGCATTATCGTGGGCATGAGATTTATTATGATGTTGATCGGCTGAAACAAATGCTAGATTGATATGCTCAATCTTAGAATTCGGTGCTACAGTACCATCGTGGAAGTGCTGCTCGTCGTGATGTTGATCCCGTGTGACACCACTTAATTGAGCATGATCTTTAGACCCAGGCAATCCATCCTGTCCATCTTGACCATCTAATCCATCAAAACCAGGCATACCCATTCCTCCCCCCGATGCCCCAGCAGGACCAGCAGGACCAGGAACACCACTTCCAGATGGCTGGATAAGTTCCATCAGTCTCTTTGCCTCTTAGACAGACGAATCGTGGGAAAGAACTTCAACAAGCACTGAGACTGACGTATCTGCAATCCCGTATAATGAAGCTTTAGATTCTCTCACAAACTGGTCAGATGTAAAACTCATTGCCTCACCAGGAAGTAAGGAAAATCCATCAGATGATGGACTCACATTATATGTCACTGTTACACCACCAAGTTTGATACTATCTGTATCATCAAGATTTCTTACAATAACTGCCTGTCGCTTTACCGAGGAAGGAAAAATCAAAGTCGCCACATCAGTCACCGTGATGCGAGATGAAGCAAACACGTCTTATTTCTTTCTCAGTCGAGCGAATAACACGACAAAGTACCTTTTGAGTGCCTCCCACCGTGTGATTCGCTCAGTGTACATACTGCACTCTTGGGCATACCGATCAAATTGAAGTTTAAGATTCTCATTTTTCTGACAACGCACGATTTCTTGCCCGCTCTGTAGAAGCGTGCGGTCTAAATATCGACACGTTGGGCAAAGCCCCTCTTTTACTTCAATGTGTCTCAGAATCATTTATTTCTTTTTCGCCGGTTTCCGACGGGGTTTCCCCCTCCGTTGCGTCGAGTAGCTGATTGCTAATGCTTGCTTTTGAGGTTTTCCCTCGTGCATTAAAGTCTTCACATTGCTCTGAAAGTTCTTCTGACTCTTCCCCGGCAGTAATGGCACGGACTGGTTCCTCCTGCACGAACTCTAAGGTATCGTAATCCAACGTCTGCGCTGTGATCTTCTGCGGCGGTGGGTTAAAATTGTAGTTGACGATCTTGACATTGACCGGCTTCTTCTCAATCGCCGCCTGGTTCCCAAAGCCCCGCATTTTCAACCGTTCGATGGCGGCTTTCCATTCGCCACCTTGGGCAGCTTTGGTGACCACCTGGAGGTCTTGGACATCACACTTCGCAATGGCGGCTTGAATCAGAGACAGGAACGCCCCATAGATGGACCGAGGACGGGTATGGCCCAGGGCCAGCCACTCTCTGAACTCAACAGGCCGGATGCCAGCGTATGCTGCCGCGATATCGAGGGAGGCTCCCAATTCGAGGGCTTCGACCAATTGTTTGGTCACTCCCTCAATCTTGGCGAGCCGCTTCGTGTCTTGCCGCATCTTATTATGGCCTGTCCTCAGAACAAGAGCAATAGACTGTTTCAAGTCTTCCCATGTCCGTGCCGGAGGTTGCTCCGTCTCCACCTTCGGGCTTTGAAGCCACCGGAAGAGATGCGGGACATCCTTGGGAAGGACTTGATCCTTGCGGGCGTGCTTGAGGGCCGTCTGGTGCTCAGTGGCACTCATTCCCATCTCCACCCGCAAGAGCACCGGATGACCTCATCCGGTTGCCTCTTGTCAAGCTGTCTCAGGCACCATGCACAGAGACGACTCCACATGCGCCGTTAGGAAGCAGGAGGAAGAATGGTCGTCCCATCAGGAGACGTGGTGGCCTTCACAACTGACCAGTTCTGATACCACACATCACCCGTTCCAGAGACGTAATCCGTGGTGTCATAGAGACCGGCCAACACGTTTTCCGTCACGATATTTCCGTTCCCACCCGTCAGATCAACATAGAGTGCGGTACTCGTGACCGTCCCAAACATATTACCCTTAATCACCGCACAGTTCAACGGGGAGTCAAGGTGGGTGGCATTGCCGAAATCCGACACATTCGAGGGAAAGCGGTTGTTCGTAATCTTCCAGTTGAGGGGGTTTGCCACCGAGGTACTGGTATTGGCAATCGCCGCCGTGGTCATAGCCTTGAACTCACAGCCGTCCACGGTGACGTTGTAGCAGCCCCCGTTATCCTCAATCCCGTACTTTCCATCCACAAACCGACAGCCAAGGAAGCTGGCATGACTCGGATCATATTCAGACGTGCCTGAGAGGGCATTCCGTTCCATCTTCACCGCAGCCGCATCCACCGGGGCGTCAAATGCCACGTTGATAAAGTTCCAGCCACGGGCACGAAGTTTCAGAAGGGGGGTGGCTGCCGTCGGAGACGACGGCGGACGCCACATCGAGGACCCGACTTTATACCCCGTTGCCGGAGAATCGGGGTGATGAAGGCTCCCAAGCCCCACAATTGTCACATCGAAGGCCAAGTGGTTCCCCACGATCTCTTCTCTGACATCACCCCAGAAGTAGACCGTATCCAGAGTCCCAACCACCGAGAGGGCCTTTGCCATCGTCAGATAAGCCGTCGAAGGAGACAGGCCATCAGCCGTATCATCACCCGTCCCACCAGGATCGGCGTTCACGTACCGGGCCACCCCCGCAGGATTGGTTTTCAGCGCCACCAGTTCTCGCTCAAGATACGAGCCGTACTGGTTCGCCGGGTTGGAAATGCTGGTATTAAGGGTTCTTAACGACATGCTGGTTCTCCTGTGGTATAAATACAACAGTGGTGGAGTTGGGGGGAATTGCACCCCCGACCTCCCGGTTGCAGGCCGGGTGCTCTGCTGTCTGAGCTACGACCCCATTATGACACAAAGACTCGTATCTATACTATAACACAAGATGACGGGGTTGTCAAGAAAAATCTTTCATTCTCTGAAACTATTTTTCTTGACTGGTCCCGTTATCTGTGATAAGATATGTAAGTGCCTGATTACACAGATAAAAGGGGTGGCCCAACAATTTGGGGTGAAGTCTGCGTGTACCTCCTACATAGTATGAAAGGTATAACACCTTCACGCACATACCCCCCCTGCATGTGTACGGAGAGGAGTTGTATTGTATTGTCATACTGCGAGGCTACCAAGCCTCGCTATGCTGTATTGTATTGTAGTGAATACCTATAGAATGCTACAATAGCATTCTATAGCTATTTGCTATAGAGTAGTTTATGTTCATTTGCTGCGTAGCGAAGCCATAGCAACAGCGCCAAGAGCATAAAGTGTGGTATAAATGACACAGTGTTGCATAAATGATACACTGTGCGATAAATACCACATTAAATGAGGGAATAAACCTTGACTCTCAACTGTTTAGAGAGTAGGATGAATAGAATACAAACAATGGCCTTTTATATGCAACGGAATACGCCTTACAAAAGCATTGACAGGTCAACCCGGACCCTTTGGGGGTCCGAATGGGTTGCACTTGCATACGTTGTGCCTAGTACCTCTTTATTATAAGGGAGATTTGCCCAAATGTCAAGAAAAATCGTACAATGAAACGGAATAAACCGCAGGGGCTTGATAAGGGCTCACTGATCGCGGACTCGTGCGGGTTGTCTAGCAAACAATATGCCAGAATACAAAACCGAATACCGAATCAAGAGTGTTCGGAATGCCATAAGGTGAAACTCCACGCCTCCTTTTGTCAAGGCTCTAAGGTGTGCATAGCCTGTTCAATGCAAGGGGGATTGAATGGACAAAATGAGCAATCTGCTACCCATACAGTGACACAAATTGACACTCCGAAAGCAAAAGGGACAACGTAGAGGCTCTACAGGCTGGCATGGGACATGCACCTATACAAGGCATGGAGGGTGAGGCCATGAAACTAGATACCCCATTCGGAACATTCGAGGGACCGCCCGCAAAGCATGGATCGAACCTACCGGCAGGGGTGCTTGAGCAAGTCGAACGTCTTGAGGGTGAGCGGAGGGACCTTGACAGCTTGCTACGGCATCGGGTGCAAGCCTTGATTGACGCGGCAAGGCTAGAAGGGCTTGACGTGGGGTTTAGAGCGGGAAGACAGGAGGCGCTAGCCAATATACAGCGGTCCTTGGCTACGCCGCTTGCGGGGCTTAACGATGTCAACCAAATGGGGGTGAAAGAATGAAACGTCCACAACTCATTGAGGTTGATTTTTCCTTGACTCAAAGCCCGAACGTGGGGCGTTTTAGAGAGCGGTTTCAACCAGTCGAAGCCCCACAACCGAAACACTGTCAATGCGGGAGGGTGATTGTTTGGGATGCAAGCTGTTTGCAATGCCAAAAGTAAGGGAATAAGATAAGGGGTTAGGTGGTCTTATTCTTATCAAGAGGAGGTTACAAGAGTGACACGGCAAAACGATAAAGCAATTCAACGACGGGCCGTTGAGAGGGAGTATATCCAAGCCTTGGAAGAGAAGAACTGGGCACTTGCAAGCCGGATCGCAGAAGCAAACAAAGACCTTGAATTGTTTTATTTTGACTTAGCCTAAGATTTTTCTTGACAGGGGAAAAGAGCCCATGCTACCATTCAAAAGGATTATATGCGAACTAAAGAATTGCTTTTGCAAAGGGCAATCGCAAGCGCCCTGTTATGTAGAATACAAACAAAGGGGAGGGGGTGATTCTATGGCGTTGAAGATTCGGAATGCGGCGTCTCAGGACACGGAACTGTATCTTGAGAATGCTGCGAGCAACCAGGGTATCGACCTGGTGGCGAAACTTCCCAGTGGTAAAACCGTGTCCTTGATGAATTTCAAGGCGGGAGGGAAAGTCACGCGGTACGCGGGCGTACCGGCGGATTTCGCAATTCCCACAACTCGAAGCGGGCGGGTCCGCGTCGTCCTGTACCGTTAAGGACACGGCAAGATGAACGGCCCGTAGTTGTTTTGTTTCTCCATTGAGTCTCGGACATGGAACGGCAAGCAACTACGGGCTTTTCTTGTATCAAAAGGATAAAAAATGCCTAATAACGATGACCGCCTACGGCAAACTGTTACCGGGCGTCAGTACGTAGGGGTAAATCGGCCTCTTGTAAGTTCTGATTTTGTAAGTTTTTTAGGTTTAGATCACGAAATAGGGGGAGGGATTGACGCCATGCCCGAAACACCAGAGAGAACGCCGGAAGAAAGCCCCAGTGTAACCAAGGGGGCTGTTGAACCTATGCCGGACAACGCGGATAGTGTCCTGCTATCTGCGAAACTCACAAGAAACGCGGTGGGGTTGACTCTCCTGTTACGTTCCCCCATTCTTGAGAAGTTTTTCAAGGTGTTATCAAACGGAGGCACGTACACAGCCGGGTCAACCAAACGATGGAAAGTCACTAATCCGCAAGTGCTAAATTCCTATGATGCCCACGGTAATGTGAGATGGCAATACCCGGCAGGGGCGAGTCTTCAATGGGTGGTAGAGGGTGGAAGTACCCCTATTTTAAATCTCCAGATTCTAACAACGGTGGGTCTAGGCAGCGGGGTCAACCTGACTAGTGACGTACCAATGACACGAGACGCAATGAAGCTCTTTCTTGAAAATCTGAAAGAAGCCGCTAGGGAAATCTACATGTCTTTTTGTACGCCTATAGAGGGGGAAATCAATCTGTCCGTAACAGAAAAAACCTCTATAGGCGTTCACGAGATCAACGACAGATAAAAATTATATTCTACCCGAAACGGATAAGAAACAGGGGGTAAAAATGGGTGTTGCCTTAGTCGGAATTGAACTAGAAGGTATGTGGGTTGATAAAAACCGCATACAAATAAGGGATTCCGGTACTAGGGTAAATTGGCAAAGTGACGGCAGTGTCGCAATTTTAGGCAACCAGGACACGACAGGAGAAGACTATTGTGAGGGGCACCTAAAGAAACACGGCCTAGCATATAAACCAGAAACGGGGTTACAACGCCTCCCTTTGGCCTTGGGTGCTTCGAGCTGGTTTCACATCGGAGAAGTGACGTCACCCCCTTTGGAATCCAAAGCGGAAATAATCACAGCGTGGTTGAAAGAAGCCTATCCCGCTGCGGTCAATCAAACATGCGGGATGCACCTACACATATCTTTCACGACAAAAGGGTTTTATTATCGGGCCGTTTCGCAGTCTTATTTTGACGCGGTATACCAACATTTTGAGGCATGGGGAACAGAGCATAACATAAAACATACTGAATTCTGGAAAAGACTTCGCGGGGAAAATTCATTCTGTAGGAGAGATTATAGGCCGGATCGGCAAGTGTGGAGCAAAGGCAAAGGGGATGCGAGGTATTGCGGAATCAATTATTGCTATTCCAGATATAAGACAATCGAAATCCGACTCTTGCCGATGTTCAAAGACTGGAGCATCGCGGCATTAGCCATCAATGACTTTATTGCATTTACCAATAAATTTTTGGCATCGTCTAAACTCCAAACGATTCACGAGGAAATTAACGAACAGATACCGGCTTCGGATCATAAAAAGACGGAAATTTTGAAACTGAAAAAGATGCTGGGCGAGGTATCAAATTCTGCGGATATCGTCCCATTATCACTAACACAAGGGCCGCAACGAACTAATGATGCAAGGGAAAGCCTACGGCGTCACGTGCTCGCAATTTTAGGGACGACAAGACAAGGGAGGGGGTAACGATGTGCGTTGCGATTATCTGCCATAAGTCGAAACCCGATGAAAAAATGCTGTTCGAGGCTGAACGGCAAAACCAGGACGGGGCGGGTATCTCATGGATAGAAAAAGGGAGTGTCCGATTCCTCAAAGGACTCACGGCAAAAGGAGTCATGGAGGAAATTAAAAAGCTCCCCCTCCCCCTCTTTATCCATTTCCGGCTGTCAACGGTGGGCGGCAAGGTGAAGAGCCTATGCCACCCATTTGCCGTGCGGCAAGATGGGCACAACGAAATAGAAGGAAAGAGCCCTTTTGTACTTATGCACAACGGGCACTGGTCAGAATGGAAAAATATGCTCGCCTTATCCGTGGTCAACGGAAATAAAAAACTTGCGCCCGGCCCTTGGAGTGATACACGGGCAATGGCATACCTTGCGGCCCATCATGGCTTTTCCATTTTGGAATTGCTCACAAGTGACCGCATTGCTGTAATGACAGGAAAAGGGAAAATCTATAAATACGGCTACTGGCATGAAAAAGACGGAATGGAGTTTTCAAACTATTCCTTATTTTCTACTCCTGTTCCAAGTCATCCCTTCTATCAACATGGGGAAACAAAAGAGGCGGGATACCTCGCGGGGATGTCCAAGAGGCAACGGAAAGAAGCGGACAAAATCGCTAGGAGGGTACAAGAGGGAAATGAGCAAAGGTTATTAACTCAGGGGGTTTCACCAGCGTTTATCCCGCATGACAAGAGAACACCAGAACAGCAAAGGCACGTATTGACTTGTAAGGAGAGGGTGCACCTGTGCCCGGAGTGTTGCGTTATTTTCGGCAAGGTTGCGCCCCCTGTGAAAGAAGAGCACTCGCTTTCTAAGTGCTACCTGACAACCGAGCAATGCCCAGAGTGTAGGGAGATTCTAGCGAAAAGGAATGCTCCCCTTGTGGTGAGTAGCGGTCAACCGCAAACAATGGCGGAGGCATTAAGAGAGATCAACGAGGATGAACGAAACGAGGCTCTAAACAAGACGGGGATGGAATGAAAAAGAAAAAGGGAGCAAAGGACAAGGAATACGTTTCACCACGGCTAGGGTCTTGTCCTGGTGCGTATAAGACCATGAGGGGGGCTGTAGTTACCATCCATGAGCCCCTATCATGGCATGAGCCCTGTTTACCGTGCCCGGCTTGTTTCTGGTATAAGGAGGCTTTGAGAGAAAGAACTGAGAGAGAGGCGCTAGAGATTTTACTACCATTCTGAGGGGGGACCATGTTACAATCAGAATATAGGTGCGGACATCGTTTTATGTTCCATGAGCAATCAGGGGAAAAGGTTGTCTTGCCTTTTCCGTGTCCTGGTTGTCGGTCTAAGCGGTCATTTGTCCGCGAGTCGGATGAACTCGCACGTAAAGGGGAGGCGTTAGGCGTTGCACCTGACGGGATGGTTCACATCAGAGCAACCCGCCATCTTGAATTGAGGCGGCATAAACGAACTAGAAGTCTTATCAGGGCGTCAAAATCAAAGGTAAGGGGGAAGGTGTGAACTGTGGTCACTGTCCGGCAAAAGATAGCGTTTCATTTACAAAGCTGTCAATCGTCCAAGCGGGTGAGTCTGAGATTTTACCAGGATACTGGTCTTGCTACGTGTGCGGTTGGCACAAGTACCCGGAGAACGTCAAACGAGAAGTAAGAAAAGGCTCTAAGCGGTAAACCATGTCCGAGACTCCTTGGGGGGTTGCATGGGGTTTGAATTTAGGTGGGCGTGGTTCGTGGTGTTTCTTCTGTTTTTCATTATCGTCACGGGGTTAGGCGAAGACGAGTAGGAATGGTCGGCGGCATGGTAGGAACATGCCCCAAAGAAAATAGAGGGGGGCTGAATTGAGGGGAAGACTTGCCTCACAAGGGCGATAACCCCTAGTAAGCCCAAACGTGGTGACGTAAGTAGACCCAAAGCGAGGGGGCAAATCCACGACGACCATTGAGTGTGTAAGGGGGGATAATATGTCACGCTGGAGCATTTGGAAAGAGATACAATGGCACGTTAGCAAGTGGTGGCATGATCGGCGGGCGTCCTATTGCCCTGAGTGCGAAGAATGCTTACTCTGTAACTTGCGACCATGTAGGAATGGCGGACCTCATGCGACATAAATTTAGTATCAAGGGCTTATGGGTTGCTAGGAAATGCTGCGAAAGTCGAAACTGGCGGAAGACTTGCGGTCTTTGGTATGCTTGCCGTATCGGGTACCCTCTTTCTGCTAGGGGTCCGTATAGCACGAGGGAAAAGGCGAGAAGCGAAGCCGCAAGGGGGAACGCAAAGGCTAAGAAGAATGCGGTATATATGGAACTTTATTTTTATTTTTCTATAGATGAGATTTTTCATCCTGGAGGTTTGAAAATGCCCTATACTAAGAGACCCTACTATGAATTTCCCCGTTCGCATCAAGTCCTGGGGTGCACCCCCCCCCCATTAAAAAGGCTTGACATGAGGCTGATGGCATGATACGATGAGATTAACCTGAATACAGGGTCTCGCCAGTCGTAGTTAATCGCGAGAAGATAAAGGGGCGAGCGTGGCCCGAACACGCGGGGGTTGGTAGGAATATTTTTAAGGGGAAGAAAATGGGATATGTTTTTGGTGCTTTCTTTATTTTTTACTGGATGATGAACAGATGAGTGAAACAACTCCGTCCAAAGCACAGTTTGACCAGACGATCCTGAATGATGTAGCCGTAGACTTGCAAAAAGCATTTAATACGGGGGAACTCAAGTACATAGAGAAGATCATCACGGCCCTGAGTAACATGCGTCCAGCGGGGAATACGGTGGTGCAGCGGGCAGATCGTGTCGTGTTGCCCACGTATGGAGATCAGTTTCTCAAGACGGGGATTCAATGGCTCGATGAATATCTTGGTGGTGGGCTGCGGCGGCAGGAATTGGTGATTATTGGTGGGGCTCCCCACCAGGGCAAGACGCATATCCTTTCATTCCTCGCCGCAGCCTATCTCAAGTCGAATAAAAAACTCAAGGTCTTACATTTCAACGGAGAAGACCTGCTGGGTGACATCATGGATATTTATGGGAATGCCTTGAATGAAGAGGAACAGATGACTCGACTCTTCCTCGCGGATGTCATTGAATCAAAGTTTGACGTGCCAACGGTGGACCGGGCTGTGGCGAATACTCCTGTAGATATCGTCGTGATTGACCACTTAGACATTATGCACGCTGGCGGGGATGCAGGAGCGGATTGGTTGGCGGTTTCTGAGATTGCCAGGGGGCTGCGGTTCATCGCAAAGAAGCACAATATCATCATGCTTGTTGGAAGTCAGTTGAATTTTATTGATGAGTCTGCTGAGGTTCCTAAGTTTGGTATGGCTCGGTTCTTCCGAGCCAAGGTGGGAAAGGCATCCCACGCAGACGTGATCCTATTGATGGGCAAAACAACGAGGGATGAGATCGAAATGGAACTGGCGAAAGCCAGAGGGCGTCGAATCAAGAATAAACACATGCTCTGGCAGTATGATTTTAATACGATGGAAATTAAAGGTACGTGGTTATAGGGAGTAAAAAATGGAATTCCAAGGTTATCCAAAAATGGCCCGTCTTTCTCGTGAAGTGGTTATCACAGAGAAAATTGATGGAACAAACGCACAGATTTATATTGAACAGGCTGTTGATGCTGGTTTAAGGATGCTGCCACTAGGTTCTTTGGGGTGTTTTACTCTTGGAGATCAAGATTTTTATGTCTACGCTGGTTCTCGGACTAGGTGGATCACACCAGAGAATGATAACTTTGGGTTTGCCCGGTGGGTATCTGAGAATGTTAAAGAACTTTTGAACCTAGGTATCGGACGACATTTTGGGGAGTGGTGGGGTGGGAAGATTCAACGGGGATATGGACTGAAAGAAAAACGGCTGTCTCTTTTTCATGTTGACCACTGGGAGAGCCTCTTGACACGACCAGACTGTTGTGATAGAGTTCCCGTACTCTACAGGGGGGACTTTAATGAACTGGCTGTGACTGGGGCTCTCTCAACCTTATCGAGATTCGGGAGTTACGCATCACCTGGGTATATGGACCCGGAAGGAATTGTCGTGTGGCATACAGCCGCAAATATAGGCTTTAAGAAGACGATTAAAGATGATGAAAAACCAAAAAGTCTTGACAACCAAGCTAAAAAGGCGTAATCTCAAGATATGAAGACGTGTGAGTGCGGGCATACAAGTTACTGGTCTGAACTGCCGGGTGGTCAAAAGATGTATTGCTTCGGCTGTCATCAGACTTTTCCATCGACGGGGCAGGGGGCTCTGGAATCCGGGAGAATGGTCATAGACCGCCCGGATTCATTAGACCGATGCGCGGCAGAGCCCTTTGCCCTCCCGGTGGAATCAAGGCCGTTGCGGACGACGGACTGGTTGGAACGATGGCCGTCTGTCACACCAGAATTGGCAAAGAAGTTTGGCTGGTATATCGCGGAGATCAACACCTTTGAATACTTGGTTATGCCAATTACTCGTGAGGGAACAGCCATTTTTTATTCTGCACGATCTCTGGATGCTCGTGCTCCAAAAAAGTATCATTACCCTGCTGGAGTCAAACGAGATTACTGGCTCTCTGATGACCAGTTGGCACGACAGCCAATTTTCTTTTGTGAAGGCGTGGCTGATGCCGTTGCTCTCTCGCCCTACGGGTCTTCCGTAGGGGTACTTGGCGGGTTCTATGACGGTCGGCTCAATGACCTTCTAAAAGGACGTAAAGTGATTGTGGCGTTCGACGGGGACTTCCAGGGATATTGCCTCGGAGTCCAGGTGGCATCGAAGATTGCCGGAATCTGCCAAGTATCTCTACGGATGTATGACGGAAAAGACCCGACTGATTGGACACGAGAAGAAGCAGAGGCGGCTTGCCAATGAAAGTCAAAGCTCCCAAGTTATTCGGTTGTGCGGTTTGCCCGTGGGGTCAAGAGAAGGAACAAAACTTCGTTCCTCCTGAGATTCCTGAGAATCCCAACCTGATTATGGTCACGGAAAGCCCAGATAATAGCCCGTTGTTGCAAGAAATCTGTGAGAAACAAGGCATTCGTCCAATCTTGATGAGCGCAGTCAATTGTTGTAGTAAAAAATTAGCAGAGATCGACGTGATTAAAGCGTGCCGGGATGCGTATGTGAGGCCCCTGCTTGAGAAATATCCCGGAGTGCCTGTTGTAGGATACGGGGCATTTGCTGCTTCATCACTCCTGGGTGGAAATAGGAAATTGCAGAACCTCCTGTATGATGCAAAGATGGTTGATGGGGCATCACTCATGGAAAGACTGGTGTTATTCACACACCACCCAGAAGCCTATCTTCGGACCCGCAATGAAGCCGTGCTTCGGCATATTGAGACAACGACAGCTTGTGCGGTCAGGGACAAGCTGGTCTATCCTTCTGTGACGACTGAATGGGAGGAAGGTCTTGATAGGCTGTTCTCATCGAGTGAAATCATTCTTGATGTTGAGACTGAGAATCCCCTGCCACCAGCGTTAGGGGTAGGTCAGAAACCCAAGAAGCAGTCGAAATTTATCTATCCCTGGATGGGTGGTAAGCTGTCTTGGATTGGATTAAGGGCACAGGGTCAATCATATACGTGGAATGTGTATGATGACTATGGTTCTCTCTTAATGAAAGAACTACGTCATAGGTTTGCCTCGTATGAAGGAGACATTGTAGGACATAATGTGAAGGGTGATATGGTTTTCCTTGGGTATTACGGCATCCGTGCGCCAAAAGCCCGTTTGTGGGATACGATGATCTGGTATAAGAGCCAACCAGTCTGGCCTACGGAAGGGATTGGTCTCAAGTGGTTAGCCAAGAGGTATTTTGATGCTCCAGCGTATGAAGCAGAGGTTCATACCTTGTGGGATCGAAAAGTACCAACGAGTCAAATTAACTTTGAGCAGATGAGAAATTATCTTGCTGGTGATCTGTTGTATACAGACGCATTGATGCAGAAGCAAGCGAATGATCCGATGACGTATGCGTTCTCTTTGTCTACTGACTATCTTCCTGTTGTGACGGACATGGAAATCAACGGATTTCATGTCGATCATCGGATTGTCGAAGAAGAAATTTTTAAGAATAAGATAGAACAAGCGCGACTCAGAAGTGAAATTGACGAGATGGCAAAGAGCATGGGGTCTAGTGACTTCAACCCGCAGTCCCCGCAGCAGATTATCAAGTTAATGGAATCAGTCGATATCCGGCTGAATGCGACAGATGAAGAGACACTAGAGCAGAATGCACACCGTCATCCGATTTTGGAGAAACTCTCAAAACTCCGCAAGACGGTTAAGCGAAAGTCTACCTACTGGGACACCTTTTTGGCATGGGCGACTCACCCACAGGGCGATGGCGGTGTGCATTCTCAATTTGGTGTGCAAGCAACAGAGGGGGGAAGGCTGAACAGTAGGAACCCAAATATGCAGAACCCGCCAGAGGGCGTGCGGCATTGTTTCATTTCCAGGTACCTTGGAGGTAAGTTACTCGATCCTGATTTGGCTGCGCTAGAGTACCGCCTGATTGCTCATGCGTCTCAAGACCAAACCTTGTGTGGGATGTTTAGGAGGAAAGGGTTCTCAACCGCAAAAGATAAAGATGACATCCATATCGCGGCAGCGATGATGGTCTATTCTCTCTTGGTTGAAGTGGCCCTGGAACGGCGAAGTGACGGGAAGACCGTAAATTATTTGGGAGTCTACGGGGGAGGATATGAGAAATTTTTAACAGCTAGTGGGTTGCCTGATAATAAGGACTCAGAAGCAATCTTCTGGAAAATCAAGCACTTGTATCCCGGTGTTGATGAATGGAAAAAGACCATTATCCGTCGCCTGTATGAGACGGGTCGGGTCGTCAACATGTTTGGGCGGGTTCGAGAATTTGAAGGAAAACTCAATCAGGATATTGAACGAGAAGCGATCAACTGGGCCATTCAATCAGCCGGGCACGATATCCTTATTATCTTTACTCTTGAGTTGCTGGACCGTTTTGAAAAGGCTGGTCTTAATCGGATTCTCTTGGTGGCAGAACTTCACGATGAACCGGTCTTTGACGCTCCAGACGATCAATGGGAAGAGGGGGCAAAGATTGTTCAAGAAGTGGGACTTGATCTTCATCGGCTCATTCTAGAATCTTTTGGGGTCGATGTCTCAGTGCCGATTTTTGCAGAGTGCAAAGTGTTAGAAAAATGGCGATAAATTTATGTTCTAAAGCTATTAGATAAAGCTAAAATTTATCTAAATAATACTCGATCGGTGGAAATAAGACTTGACACAGCAGGTAACTCATGGTACAGTTAGGTACACGGAGGATGTATGATGAATAATCAATCTGGTTCAGCAATTTGGAATTCATTACAGGCAGCATCCCAGAATACTGGTCTTGGTCAAATGTACAATTCGGGGTCTTATTACATACAGGAGATTCCTACCGTAGATCGTCGGCCTTTGATTGATCGTCTAGCAACTGCGAAACATAATGAAGAGATAAATCAGGCAGAGCACGAAAAAAAGGTCCAAGAGAGTGCTGATCGACTGACGAAGATTGATGAGGCGTTACAACTTTGTGAGGACCATCCGAATATCGTGAAGCTTTTTGATGTACTGAAAAGCATAGGTCTGGCGTAAGAATCATGGACCCCTACTCTCTCATTTTAATGGCTGTCATGGTCTGCCGAGAGGCTCCGTTTGAGCCAATCAAGACGAAACTGGCTGTGGCACAGACGGTGATGAATCGTGTTGACCATCCTAAGTGGTGGGGTGGAACACCGGAGGAAGCAATTACATCACCGTATCAGTATTCAACGATGACGGCTCCAGGGGACCGGCAACTCACATCATGGCCTTCGTCTCGTGGGGCAATTCTTCGAGAATGCTTGGACGTGGCGAAAGATGCACTCAAAAGAAAAAGCCCGATGGTCGTGAAAGGGGCAGATTCCTTCTATGCAGAGGGTATTCGACCGCCAGAATGGGCCACAGCAGACGCATTCGTCGCTCAACTTGGCCCATTATTGTTCTACAATACAGACGGGAAATAAGGAGGAAAGCACATGGCACTACCAGGACGTAGAGGAACGTACACGGAGGCGGGTCCGGGAACAACTGCGCCGGAACAGGTGCAGCCGACGAAGGCAGAGGAACCGAAAAGAAACTGGGCGCAGCAGAAGAGACCGGCGAGTAACTTTTTCAAATTTGAAGGTGCCGGAGACACCCTTGAAGGTGAACTTAAGGCGTTTTTTGAGTCAGAGTACGAGGGGAAAACCTCAGTAAATGCAACTCTGATTGTCGGGCAGGGGAAGGAAGTCAATATCCGATTGACGACTCAGCTTGAACGCTATTTTGAGCCTGTCAAACTAGGTTCGTATGTGAAGATCATCTACAGAAACCGACTTGGGAAGATGAAGAATTTTGATTTCTTCGTTGAAGAGTAATCTCATGGGACGCAACCACAGTTACCTGATAGAAACTATTGTGTCAACACAAGAGCAAGTGTTTGCGACACAAGATGTTTTGGATGAACGAGACCGTCAAGATGCGAAATGGGGAAGTCAGCGGCATCTGTCAGACCGAGAATGGTTGACGATTCTCACTGAGGAAGTGGGAGAGGCTGCGAAGGATATCCTTGACCAGAAGCATGATGGTCTTAAAACAGAAGTGACTCAGGTGGCTGCGGTTGCATTGGCTTGGTTAGAGGCCCTGACTGCCCGGTATCGCCAGGGTGAGCCTTCGGCAGGATGTCAAGTGTGTGAAACCAGTCTATACCCACCGAGGATGGGGAAAAATGCGAATCCAGCGTGACGAGTATTTTGCCGATGTTGTCAAGCAGAAACTTCGAGCCCTCCAGTTAGCAAAGCGGAGAGAGCTTGGGAGTGATCTGCATATCTCTGAGTTGTTAAATCCACGGAAAGCCTACTGGACGAGAACACTTGGAGAGCGGATCACAGATGAATCAATCGGGTTCTTCATCACTGGAGAAGCCTTTCATAAGGTTGTTCAAGATGCACTGGGGATTGAGTTTGCTGAAAAGAAACTCACGTTACCTGGGGTTGTAGGAACGGCGGATATCTGCGGTCAGTTCTTGTGTGAGATTAAAACGTCTCGGAAGTGGACTGTCCCGGAAGAAGCTGATCCTAACTATGTGAATCAGGTGACCGCTTATCAGGCGATGGCTGATCGTCCAGAAGCCTACATTTTCGTCATTTACTTTACTGCTGGGCGGAAATGGGATGGGACGAAGCCTTCGACGCTAGAAATGGTGGCTTGGAAAGTTGAGTTGACTGACCAAGAGCGTGTTGATATCAGGCAGCGATTACTGAATGAGGCATCACGACTCAATAAGGCACTCAGCAAGAAAGACCCCATGTTACTCCAACTCTGCGCCGACTGGATGTGCGTGGGCATCTACAAGAATGAAGTACAGAGAACATGCCCGTACTACACTGACTGTCAACCCGAAGGCCGGTATCCTATCGACGTGCTACTCAAGCCGATAGAAGAAAAGAAGGCAAAAACGAAGAGGGTCTTTGACGGTCTTGTCAGTAAACTATGAGAAAACTGTCTCCTGAGCGCCGTCAAAGGCGGGACTTGATTAAAGATCAAGTGATTTCTTCTTATTTACATGGCCGCATTCGAGTCATGTTTACAAGAGAAAAGCTAGACACTCCGTTAAATCACGGAGAAGCTGATGAAGACGGGCAGTGGGTGTATATTAACCCAAGGAAATCTGGAGGAACGCTGGTTGAGGTCATTAAAACCCTGATCCATGAAGCGATCCATTGCTTAGAACCGGAATGGAGACACAGCAGGGTATACACCTTAGAAAAAGATATTTGGGAAATTTTAACAAAGTGGGAACAGCAGCATCTTCTACTTTGGGCGATTGACAATGGGGTGTGGAGGGATTGCTAGTGAATAAGCCTAAAATTTTGCTGTATGATTTGGAGACATTCCCCGATCTTGTGACCTCATGGGGATTGCGGGTGTTCGGGTACCTCTCACCAGATAATATTGTGCAGGAACGCACGATTATCTGCGCGAGTTGGAAATGGCTGGGTAAGAGTGGGGTGACATCGGTATGCGTTTCGCCATCCACTCCGACAGATGACCGGGGTGTGGTGGAAGTGCTGTGCGGAGTGATTGATGGGGCGGATGCGGTTGTTGCACATAACGGAGATTCATTCGACATTCGTTGGCTGAATGCCCGTGCCATCTATCATGGGTTGCTTCCATTGCCGCCTGTGATTCAGATTGACACGAAGAAAATTGCGAAGAGGAAGTTTCTATTTAATTCAAACAAGCTGGATTATCTAGCGGAGTTTTTTAAGATAGGGAAGAAGATCAAGACTGAGTTTGGTTTATGGAAACAGTGCTTGGCTGGTGATGCGAAGGCACTTGAAAAGATGGTGAGATATAATAGGCGGGATATTGTGCTTCTGGAGAAGGTGTACAAGAAACTTTCCCCGTATGTCTCGGCTCGTGTGAATGCCCAATTATTCACCACGAGGCCCTCATGCCCGAATTGTGGTAATACTAAAGTACAGTCTCGTGGTTTCTCCTATACATCAGCCCATAAGTATCGAAGGTTCCAGTGTACAAAGTGCGGTAATTGGCACAGAAGTCAGAAAGCGGAGAAAACGCAATGAGAGCCGTAGATGAACGTGCTATTTGTCCTCAATGCGGAATTGAGACCGGGCAGCATGGGCATGATCCTACAGTGTGCCTCGCGGAACTTTTCGCTATCTGGCTACCGAAGATTCACCGTGCGCTAGTTGAGTTAAAACAATGAAAATTAAATCATCAAAAGCCAAAGGGAGGAAACTCCAGAATACAGTCAGGGATGCTCTTAACTCGTGTGGGTACCATACGAGAGCTACCCTCATGGGGGAGTCTGGCGTTGATGTTTCCGGTTATGACTGCGAGTGGGGGGTGGAATGTAAAGCCGTTGAAATGCTGAATATCTGGGCGGCTCTTGAGCAAGCTGAGTATAATGCGAAAGAGAAGAATCTGCTTCCAGCACTGGCGTTCAAGCGGAATCGAACGAAGGAATACATCGTGCTGTCACTCACAGATTTTATTACCCTCGTGAAGCTGAAGAATGAACTCATCACTCGGCTTAACGGGCCTCAACCGCTCATGGGATCAGTATAAGGAGAAGTCATGCCTAAACCAATTAAAAAGATTCGTGTGGATATGATGGCGGTCTTAAAGAACCATGAACTTAGGATCATGGTTGTTGAACAGTCTCTCTATCGCCTTGTTCAGGCCCTTTCTACAGCGACAAAAGGACAAACCGAGGCCGTAGATACCGAGGCTGCGGTGCAATCAGAACTAGAACAGAAGGAAGCACCTGAGCAGACGCCAGGAGAGAGTTAAATGCGGGAGGGATTAGGAGTGAATCCAAAAGACATTCTGGGCCTGACAAAGCCTCGACTTAGCTTGGTTCCACCGCCACTCATGCTCTACGTGGCGAAAGTCATGGAATTGGGTGCCAAGAAGTACGGTCGTTTCAATTGGAGAGGCAATAAGGTTCTCGCTACCATTTATGCTGAGGCAGCTATGCGTCATCTACTGTCTTATCTTGATGGTGAAACGATTGATCCTGAGAGTGGACAGCCCCATACGGCCCATGTTGCCGCCTGTATGGGTATCCTGCTGGACGCTGAGGCTACGGGAAACCTCGATGATGACCGACCTACTCCTGGTGCCGCTGGTCGTTTGATTACAGAAATGTCAACACGACAGATACCGGGATTTAGAACAGAAGAGGATTTACCATTCTAATGAATCTGGTACTTTTAATAACGATACCGCTGTATCTTGGAGCGGCTATCTGGGAGTTTGGCTGGTCTCACAGAGCATTTGATGGCGGATTATACTTGACCTTTGCTGCCAGCAATGCTATCATGGTGTTAAGGGGGGTTTACGCATGAACGTGACAACGCAAATTATGGTGAAGATTTGGGTTTCTCTTGATGAAGAGCATGAATGCCTCTCTGATGCACTAGAGGCCGGGGCAGCAAAAGCTGAATTGCTTGATAGACTGCTTTCAAAAACTGCTACGAACAAGGGTTATGATATTATCGACGTCAATTCTACAGTCCAAGGGGTGTTTGATAATGCCTAACGAAAAAAAACCTGTGACGCTCCAAACGACCGATTGGCCGTGGGTTGCCATTGACTTGGATGGGACGTTGATGGAAGACCACCAGTACCCTGGATTTGGGCTTCCAAGACCAGGGGCAAGAGACGCGGTGCTCTACTTGAAGAGTCTCGGTCTCAAGATTATGGTGTTCACAACCAGAACACATATCTCTGGGCTGGATGGGAAATTCCAGAATGTGAATAAGATCGTGGCTGATATCTACGCCTGGGGTGTACAGCATGATATCCCCCTGGATTATGTCTGGCCTTACCTGAAACCGGCATCCATCATTTGCTTCTTTGATGATCGTGCGATTACAGTGCAGTCTCCGAGTGAGCATGATCCACTCGATGGATTTGCTTGGCCGGAAGCCATAGAAGAATTTGATGAGCGGTATGCGGCGAAGATTCCCAATTGGCTTCGTGAGGTCACTCCGCACTCTTTTGCGGTGGAGAATAAAGATGAATGATGCTGAACTGCTAGACGAATACCAAGCTCTTCAAGAAGAGTATCACGAACTGATACTAGCGTTGGAACGATTGATCGCTGATGTTCAAGATTATCCCGTATGGCAACGGCCATGTTTTGCGTTAGATGAAGCAATTAAAACTCTTGCTGCCATGCGACAAAGGGTGAAAAAAACAATGGATATTGAAGATTTGATTTCTCGATTTAATTTTAAGAAAGTACATAAGATTATGACTGTGCTGGACTGGTATTGGCATGGCTCTGAAGAGATTCCTACTGTCGAGAACATGAAAAAGACGGTGCGTGATCTCTACTCTTCTATCCGAGATCATTCAGCCAATGCGTGTTCTACTGGTGGATTTACTATTTCAAAAAGAACAACTGAAGAGGGACATGAATACTTAGAACTTGAGTTTATCCCGGTTTATGCAGATACGGAGTACCCAAATGGATGATTTAGAATTCTATCGGCAAGTCAATGAAATAGAAACCCATGTGGTGCGAATCCACAAAGCACTCATTGACACCCTCATCGAGCATCTACCGACTGATAAATCACCAGATTACCAGGGTTCTGTCTTGCTTTCAGTGGTGAATCACTTTAATAAGTCGGTTGAGTCCGTCTTGTCACGATTGGGTGTGGTTGAGGTCAGGCTTGTCGATGCAGAGTTAGTGAAGAAGGCTGAGGAAATCACGAAGTTAGAAAAAGGATTCTACCACTCGGAAGCCACAGATGACCCAAGTTTGTAATCTGGGCATTATAGGACATGCTTCAGAAAAATTTGACAAGAGAACTGAACGGCTTGCACGAGAAGCCATCTTGACGATTATTCAAGAATTGCGTCCAGAGTATATTGTTTCTGGGCATTCACCAATGGGTGGTGTTGATATCTGGGCAGAAGAAATTGCTGCTCTCTGCAATGTTCCAACTAAAATTTACGCCCCTGATGAGCACACATGGGGCGGGATCAATGGATTTAAGGAACGTAATCTTCGGATTGCGAATGCTTCAGACCGTGTTCTTGTTATTGTGGTTGAGAAGTATCCCAAGAATTATCGTGGAATGAGATTTACTGGATGTTACCACTGTAAAGGAAGAAACCCAGCCCATATCAAAAGCGGTGCGTGCTGGACCGCATGGAAATCTGGTGTTGGAGTATGGAGAATTATCCAATGATTTATCTAATATGGAATTTAACTTTGCTTATCGGATGCTCTTATGTGGTCTTTTGGAAAGGCCACAGTGGGTCGTGGTTTCTATTAGTCATACTAATTGGTAGATGGGGGAAACAATGAAAATCTGGATCATGTTTTGCACTCACGCTGACTGCCGATTGCACCCTGTTATCAGCACGGCAACAACGAGGAAAGGATTAGGTGTATTCAAAGATTATGCTCTTTCTGGTCATAAACTCAAGATTGAGTCATTCTATCTATGAAACCCTATACGCTTGTGGTGATCGACTGGGTTGATTCATCAAGTACAGGGAAGCCGTGGCGGGGGATAGATGACTTCGGATCGGAAGCTCAGAAGCCCCTACAGTGCCGCACAGCGGGGTATCTTATGGCTTCAACAAAGAAAGCGGTGACTCTTGCGATGAATCTTGCGTATGAGCCGGGCTGTAACCCTCATTCGGCGGGGAATGATATGACCATTCCTCGATGTTCAATCCTTAAAATACATCACGTTCTTCGAGAGTTTTCGTGCCCAAAGTCCTAAATAGAAGGAAGCATCGGCTGCTCTGTGATTGTAAAGATCGGTGTCACAAAGCCGTCTATATCGGTCGTCCGACAAAGTGGGGAAACCCGTATGAGATCGGAAGAGATGGGGACAGAGATCATGTCCTCATGCGATATAAAGAATACTTGAAGAAGCATCCTGAGTTGATTCAAGCTGCACAAGAAGAACTCAAGGGGAAGTCGCTGTTATGCTGGTGTAGCCCACAAAAATGCCACGGTGACGTACTGCTCAATGTAGCTAATGGGGGGACAGTCTAATGTCAGTCGAATCATTTATCGCAATCGTGGTGGCTGGGATACTCTGGTTTGCTTATATCGTGTGTGTTGAAGTGAACAAACGGTTTAAGTAATGCCTTAGTCTACGTCTGGGAGTGGGCCGTAGATTGCCACATACCGAGGGTCAGACTGCATACAGAGGTCACACACGATCTTCTCTTCTGGGGACATCCATTTCTCCCACCCAGTCCCCGAAGGCCCACGAGCATAGAATCCTGCCGTAAAGCTGCCTACAACAAATCCCTTAAAAGGAAGATGACACCGATCACACGTCATGGTGGTCAGCACGCTCATCTTACTTCCTACCCAGCCGGTCACCCATCCACGTTGACACCACCGCCTCAAAGAATAGTCTCGTCCCATCCGTGAGGAAGATGACTGTGTAGGCATCAAGTCCGATGCTGAGTAGCCCTACCACGACAACGATTGGTCGAATCGCTGATCGAAGGTCTCTCACCCAAAACGAGGGAGTGCCGATCACGTCTCGATTGAAGAAGTCCGTCTGGGCTTGCATGAGGGTTGCCAACGCATTCGTATAAGCGGGCAAGACTTCGGGCTTCGTGGTTGCCAGGGAGCCCATCGTGCGCTCAGGGGTGTCTGACTCGCTCTTAATAAATTTCTTCTTGATGAAGTCGAAGACACCAGGAACAATCAATCCAGCAAGAGAGACAGCGACATCAAGGATCATTATTTGACCACCTTCTTTCGTATTTCAGGCATGGGTCGATCAAGCAGATGTTCATAGAGTGTATTGACCCGTTCTCGTAAATCCTGTATATCATCTTTGTCGGGCATATCTTTAATTCGTTCTTGGATATTTCTCTCCACCAAGTAGGTATACCCAAACCCGCCAAAGACCAGCGTAAAAACTGTTCCAATCAAGATCGCATCCATTCTTTCCTCCGTTACTTTGGACCGACTGCGATAATGTGGTGATCGGCATTGACAGCCCCAGACCCATTATCAATAATATAATTCACCTGTGACGATGAAGCAGAAACAATATAAGACTCATCGAGTGAATTTACTGCTTTGAGGAAAAAAGAGGGAATATCACTAAATGCCGTACTAAAAGTGATGGTATAATTCCCTGTTGAGTTGCGTACTGCGGTAAACCCAGACCCCTCAATCACGGCTCCTGCTGAGTCCACGATCCCTCGAATCATCTTGAGGGTCTCCCCGCCTGTTCCAGGTTGCGTATACCCATTCGCAGCCGAAACCAGCCCTCCTGCCACGATATTCCCAGAGCTTTGAATAATCCCTGCGGCTGGGGCAGCCACCCCCACTCCAAGGGACGCTAAGGTCGAAGCCGCATCCCCGGTAATGGCTCCAGTGACTTCAAGAGTGCCACCCACAGTCGCAGCGCCAGTCACGTCAGCCGTTCCAGCCACAGTCAGATTCGTTCCCACACTCAATGTGGTGTCAATGACCGCAGAACCATCAACATTGAGATTTGCATCAATGTCAACATTTCCTGTGACATTCAGCGTATCATCAATAACAGTGGCTCCTTGAAACGTATTAGCCCCAGCAAAGGTATTATTTGCAGCCAATCGAGCGACAATCCGGGGAAGAGAGTCATTTGTTGGTGTCAGAAGACCCACAGATGCCGTGGTGAGGTCCGTATCAAGCGTTCCAGAGTCCAATAGGACGGTCACGAGTGTCGTGGTCGTGTACGCAGAGGCCGTGACGGTCCCGTAGACGGTCGTGGCGGTTCGGACGCACTTCACTCGACGGTTGACGAGAAACGTTGCCGTCTGGTCTCCGACCACCGTAAAGCTATTTGCAGAGATATACGTTGCTGCGGTACTATCCACCCACTCAACGGTCGTATTGATTGTGACCCCTGTGGTCGATTCAAACGTGATATCGTCTGCCGTCCATTGAGCCACATCGTCAGCATCATCAAGCCGCAAATCATACGTGCCCACGCCGTAAATCGTGGCCTCACCATTACTATCTAAGACAACGGGATGGGCCAGTGGAGTACCAGTCGTCGAGTCAGCGTATAAGGCTTTCGGGGTGGCCGTATTGATCTCGAACGCATAGAGCTTTCCACCCACGAGGGGAAGATTCGTGGTATCAACGAAGGCACGGAACTTGGTATAAGGAAATGGGTAATTCATTATGGGAGCCTTTGCGGGTTAAAGTCAGAAGTCGGAGAAGGGACTGGACCTTTTCTTTCCTGTGTTCGTGCTCTCGCAGTCGAGAGGACAAAGTTGGCAATCATCAATTGCCCTGTTTGAGTGAGAAAGCCTTTTGGCATGACACTCCGAATCATCTGGGCTCCACCTGGGAGTAGCATCGCGGTGTTCACCAAGTCAATCGCATACGGTCGAGAAGGCGTCACCCCCTGACCAGCGAACTCTCCAAGTCGAAGACCGATCTTATCACCCAAACGGATTGAGGCGAGGGCTGAACTGATCGTATTCTTGGCTCCCGCATCCAGTTCTTGAATCTTGGCAATCGCTCCCCATGTCCGCTCCATGATTTCTCGCTCTGAAGCAGTAAAGGTAGACATCAAGTATTTGTTGTCAGGATGCACCAACTCTTTTGCCATTTGATTCGCATTCACCCGTCGAATGGCTTTTCCATCTGGGGTAGTCGAAATCTTTGAATTCTTGAGTGCCGCTTCCGAAATGACTTCTAGGGCTGACTGCCGCTGAGCGGCGGCGTCTCCACGCTGCATCAATTCACTCGATGGGGACCGAACGGCAGCTAAATCCTCTTTGAAAGCATTGAGCACCGGGACGAGATCACCACGTCTGGGATCACCCTTTGCCATGTTGTAGAGGGACTGGACCTGATTCTTGACTGACTTCCAATCCGGTGGCTCAACAGCACTTCCAGAAGAGTTGAGCTTCTCACTCAAACTCGCCAGGTCTTGATAGGCTTTCTCGATCCCAGTAGCAAACTGTTCTGACTGCTGAATGGACTGAGTAGATCGCATTCCAACAGTCTCAGTTCCAGTCAGCTTAGGCTGTGGTTTCCCGGCTACTTGAACTGTTTTCTCAACATAGTTTTTTGGAAATGTCTCAATCGTTGTGGACTTCTCACGAACTGTAGGAGCGTGTTTAGTCAGGAAGGCATCAATCGCTTGAGCCACACGGGGAGCGTAGTAGACCTCGGCATTCTCTGCGGCCAAGACTTCTGCGGCTTGGTAGTATTCTTTGGCTGCTTGATCGGGACGGAGGGCTGTGAGCACTCGTTCATGGGCTGCTGATTCAGCCTCTCTCGCCTTTTCTACTCCCCCCCTGACAGGAATCCTCTGACCTTGCATACCAACCGGAGCCGGTCCCTTGAGCGGGATACGACGGAAATACTTCACTGCACTAATGCCTGGAAGTGTTGCCAGAAGGTCATTAAACGCAGCCATCCCATACTGAAGGCCAGTCGCAGGAAGACCGGAGGGAGAGGGTGTCATTGTCTCATAGGTACTAAATCCAGGGACAAGCATCCGTGCGGCTGCGGTTCCTGTAGCCTTGAGTGCCGGGACAAACTGGTTCGCTGCCGCAGTCCCAAGTGCCCCAAGCATAGAAGGATTCTGCTCTGGGGTGGTAGGAGCAGGAAGTCCACCAGGACCGGCCAGACCTTGCTTTCGAGCAATGGCTGCTTCAAGTTCTGCTGCTGTTGCCATTATGGTTGCCCCGCTTCCTGCTGTTGACCTTGGAGTCGCTGTAAATCTTCGAGAGGAAGATCATCAAGTTGCTGTGGCGTGAGATAGGGCAAGATGGTTGAGGGCTTTTGTGGTGTCGCAATGAGATCAGCACTATGCCCGCCAGTCAAATCATCCATCTGCTTCATAATCCGCTTCTTCGCTGCGGTATGCGCTTCCAAGCGAATTTCAGACCCTTTCTTCATCCCGTTCATTGATCCGATAAAAGTGCTAGGAGAAGTCGCACCAGCCAACCATCCTTCAGTGACTTGGCGCTCTTCCACAGACCCAGGAGTTCCACCCCCTCCCATCGGACCAGAGAGCAGAATACGGTTGTATTCCCGTGCCATTTCTGTTGAGAGCACAATAAAGCGACCAACTGCTTCACTTCCTTCAAGGTGCTGTGCCACATAGCCTTGAAGCTCACGAAGGGGCTTCGCTCGTGCAGACACCGGCATCTGATTATATGACTTCATCACTTCTGGAAGCATCCCATCCAAGGTTTGAGACATATTGTACGTGACATCAGCCCACTTCTGCTGAAAGGTCAGTGAGCCGTACAAAGATTGGGCTTGTCCACGAATCGTGTACTTGTCCATTTCGGAGAGTTTGACTCCACGACGTTTGCCAATCTCATCAATCATCTTGGCTTCTTCTTCTTTCACGAGTGCAGAAAGGGCCAGATTTCGAGAAGAGGGCTCTTTACCAAGGAAGAGAGATTGAGCCGCGTACACTCGAAGTCCTTTTGTCCCCAATTCCCGCTTCGTCAGATCAATTTCAGCCTCTCTGGTGCCTTCGGCCCTTGCATACCCCTGGAACTTCTGATACTGCATGTGGGCCTTCTCACGAGTGATGGGTTTCCCAGATGCCTCAGCACGGGCCATAATGTCCTGAATCGTCTGCTCAGTCACTCCACCGAGCCTTGTCGCTCGAAGATCACTCCGCAAGTCAGCAAGACTCTTATTCGGCTGTGCCACAGCAGAAGCAGCTAATGTCAACGCATCAGGGGATTTTGAGTCATAGAGCCGAAGAATGGCCTTGGTATCCGCAGGTGATCGTCCAGCGTCAGTCAATTCTTTCGTTAAGTCTACTCGTTGCTGTTCTTCACGAAGAAAGGTTTGAGTCTCCATCTGTGTTTTCAACTGATTCATAGACGCATTTTGAGCGTTCACTTGCATATTCATCATGCTCTGAACACGCTCAGCAAGGACAGGATTTGTCTGGACACGGGGGTCTTTTGCCAATGATGCCCAGTCGATCTGTCCAGAAGCCACAGGAGCCACTCCTAGACCTCCAAGGGCGTTCGTAGGGGCAGGAGGCTGCCCTACCCCAGGAGTGCCCTCCGGGGCTGTTTCTGGGGCTGCTGGAGCCCCTGCTTGCTGTCCTTGCGTGATGAGGCCCTGAAAGAAGTCTTGAGCCTCTTTGCTCTCGTTCAATTTCAGTTCTAACAGTCGATTTTGGAGCTTATTTCCACGGATTTGAGTTCCAGCCCCAAGAGACTGAAAGAAGGGGGAAAAGTCAATTCCAGAAGGTTGTCGAATGAGAGAAGGATCAATGGGCATGTGTCACCTTATTTCCCAAATGCGTTATACGCACCCATACCAGCACCTGCCCCAGAGATTCCACCTTGGATTGCAGCAGCATAAGGATTCTGGCGACCCATCTGCAAGTTCGCCAGATCAGAACCAAGTTGCATTTGATTCTGTCCAAGTGACTGCGCTGTTCCGTACTGACCTTGAGCAAGTTGTCCAGTCGCTTGACTTCCATATCCAAGCAGTCCAGCAAGCTGATTATACATCTGCTGCTGATTACCCATTTGCTGACCATACAGCCCTTGCTGTTCGGCCATGTACCGATTGAAGGCGTCACCATATCCCTGTGCAGCCAACCCTTGCTGATTCTGCCCCAAGGCTTGCATGGTAGCAGGAGCAAAGAAATTCCCCCTTGCTGCGGCAGCTTGGTTAATTCCTTGCTGGCCTTGCTGGAGTTGGAATTGGTAGCCCGGATCATTAAAATAATTCTGCATATTGAAGCCAGTGAGTGTGGGATCAACTCCCATTCTCGCTCGACCCTCAATATCAGGCATGGTACGCTGACCCAGTTGCATATAGGGCTGGAGCGTACTCGTCATATTACTGAGACCAGCATTATACTGAGTCGCAGCACGGGTCGCATACTCACTCAAGAGATTGGAGGCAGCGCCAATGTTCTTATTGGCTGAACGAGCCCCCATAAATCCACCAGCTGCTCCAAGTGCGGCCCCACCTGCTGCTGCATATCCTATTGCCATGTTACTCTCCCTTGCTTTCTTGTATAAATTGTTCTTTATACATTATTAGTACTCTTTACACCCAAAAAGGGATGTAATATGGTGTAGCTCCAACAAGAATTTCTAAATATCCAGCAGGAGCAGTTGTTGGAGCATTACCACCACCAGTAAATGCAACTGTTGGTACGTCAGATGTGGCGGTGATTTTTAGGCTTGGAGAACCAGCAGGAATGACAGAAAGATCGAGCATCGTTGTATGGTCGTGGCTACCAATTCCTACCACAAACCCATCCTGCCCATCTTCACCATCGAGCCCTGAGAGGCCCGGAGGCCCTTGGAAGCCTTGGAGACCTTGCGGTCCAGGAGTCCCTGGAAACCCATCTTGTCCATCTTGCCCATCTTCACCTGGAAGAAAAAGAGCCTGTTGGCCTTCTCGACCATGACGATGATCGGCCCGTGAGATGGACGCAGAACTTCCGATATCTGCCCCATCACCAGGAAAACTTCCATGAGGAATACCAAAAGCCTCTCTCGCGTGCTTGTGGTCGAGTCGAGCGACTGAGAGTGACGTGCCCTGTTGAGTGGAATCACCAGGAGCACTTGAAGCAGGGAACCCTATCGTCTCGTGGGAGTCATTATCATGGAGCGTCACTCCAGATGAGGGCAGATCAGACAATGAATCATAGCTGACTGTTCCAGACCCATCAGCCCCACTATGGGTGTGGCTCTTTGCATGGTGCTGATCTGACGTGACATTCTGCAATTCGGCATGATCGTCCGTCGTCGCATTTGGATCACGTTCAGGAATTCCAATAGTAATGTCTCGGTGGCTCATGCATTAACCAGATTTTAGAAAAAAAGTATACATAGATGCGTCAACAATTCCAAGAGGGATAATACCTCCAGCCGGGAAAGGATCAGGGAGTGAAGCATAAGTAAATACAGCCCTGACATACCCGGCAGGACGAAGGGAAATATCTGACGGGTCATATCCAGCAAATTGACCAAAATCAGTATTTCCGATACCACAACCTCCTAATGAGGACGTCGAACTCGCGCACCCAACAATCCAGTAGAGTGTATTTGCAGTTAATGACAAACTTGCTACTGTGGATTTGAACCCCGAACTTGCACCAGGAGTCAGTTCCACTTGTCCAACAAGAGATGACGGATACAAGTCATTATTTGCTATATTATTATAAATCCCGATTCGATAATTTGAATTTACCGCGTCTTGCTTAAAAAGACCAATCCCTGTGATTGTTGCAATATTTCCAGAATTAAAAGGAATTGCATATAAACGATTTAACACAAAAGAAACACCAGAGATGTCATGCGTTCTTTGATATGGAACATACCACCGCGTACTCCACGTCAAACCTTCTTTTTGTCTATATTGTGCTCTAACAACTTCTGTAACCCCAGAAGCCACAGGAGTTCCGTGCGTATGGTCACTCCTGCTGATCGTGCCAAGTGCGCCATTTGATGCGGCTTGTCCATAACTTGTTTCAGAAACAACAGACCCAAAATACTCAACGAGACCTGAACCGTCCACCCCGTCATGGATATGAGATTGAGCATGGTGCTGATTGGCCGTCACCACAGAAAGATCAAGATGAGAAATGGCTGTGGATGAAGCGTGCGTATGGACTTCAGCATGGTGCTGGTCTGCGGTCACACCCGTCAGATCAGAATGCGAGACCGTTCCTTGGTCAGACGTTGTGATGGCTTCTTGACGAAGGAGTTCAAGCCATTGAAGCCACGGTTGAGAAATCTTCCCTGTCTTGCTATCCTGAAAGGCCGTCGTATGGGGGACTGGAGGAAGAGACATTATGATCCTTCCTCAGATGTTGCGGCCCTCATTCGACCACCGGAGAATTCTGCACTGGCTCCAAGAATAGCCACTTTCGTATTGGACGCACCTTGAATCTCAAAAACAATATCCCGCATCTGACCCAGCCGGTACCACTGAGCCCGTGCTTCACGCTGCCCGGTAAATCCGAGTGCCTCTGTCATCCAGTTCGACCATGAGTGCCCCCCGTCTTTACTGACTCGCAACTGCACAGTCGGAGCCGTCACAAACGCATCAGTCACTCCTTGTTCAAATTCAACTTCAAGCTTATGAACCACCAGACGTTTTCGTTCAGCCCAGTAGTGGGGAGATCGACGGGACCAGACAATTGGTTCTCCGTTATCTTCATGGGCATCTGAAGAGATTTCATACAGATTGCCGGTCACACGGTCTGTGGCAATCATGCGGTTGATGAAGCGCACCACGTCCCGTGTTCTCCAGGCCCCAAGATCATAGCTCGACCGCTCGTGCCAGAGTTGAGTCATAAAGTCATAAACAAAGGTTTCTCCACCAGCCAAGAAGGTGATCCCGTAAAAATCATGTCCATCCATCTGATAGCTGAATCCAAACGCATCAGCCGTCGTGGGGTAAGAGCGCCAACGGGCTTCAAGTGCCGGTGTTGAAATAGCTGTCGTGTCTAGCCCAGAAGCGACCACGACTCGTCCACCAGGAGACCCTTGCTTATGACGACCCAGCCAAGCGATAGTATCAGCAACTTGTGCCACACTATCGACTGCCTGAAGGCCCCAATCAATCACACCAGAGGTTGACTGAAACGGAAAAGGATTCGTTCCTGCGTCATACCAAATCTCCGTGGTCAGTTCTCCGAACAAGTAGAGTTGCCGGTGCATGGTCCAAACCGCTTGAAGAAAGTCTGGAGAAGCTTCTGCCGCTCCGAGTTGAACCGGATTCCACGTCATCGCATCATTGAGGTCACTCAGCGCAAAGAAGAAGGAGTCCTGCATACTGACAATAAGGTACTGGTCAAGAAACGCAATCGACGTGGGCTGACCAACAGGCTGCGGGTCTGGTTTGGCAAAAACAGAGGTACTGTAATCATACACGTACACAAAACGTCCATCCACAATCGCCAATTCTGAGTTGGCATTGTGCTCCATCTTCACTGTCCCTACAGACGTTTCAAGTGTCCCTACGACAGTCGATGACGCATCATTCAGAATTTGAAAGACAGTTGGGCCTGATACCACAAACAGCCGGTGCCCGACCACATGGGCTCCACGAATCGGAGAATCCCCCACAGATGCCCACAGGTCCAAGCCTGGAGCCCCCAGGAGCATCACAGGTGTCTTTCCTTCCGGTCCACCCAAGGTCGGAACAAGGTTCATCGTCCGCTGAGTATTGATGTTGATACTCTCAGCAGGATAAGAACCACCAATGAAGTTCTCTAGTTCCATTAGTCAACCGTATAAATGGAAGAGGGTGTACGGCTGCGAACTCCTGTATCAGGGAACATAGTCATATCAGGAGCCGAATACACCAGCAACCGATCAAAGAGGTCTTGGGCTGTCTGAATCACAAGAGGACTCGGTGTGACTCCATATCCAGGCCCCAATCGAACCGCCAGATTGTATACAACCGCTTCTAAAGAAACAGGATCAATGTCAAGTTCTGCACTCAAGGACGTGATCGAAGCAAACGCCTTCTGGGAAGTAATATGGAGCGTATCAGCAGCATCAGGGAGTGGATAAAGCCGGATACGGCCAAGTGGTTGTGACGGCTTATACCACAGGTGCGAGGGAGGACCAGTAATGATGGCTCGATCTCCGTAGGACGAGTATTGGTCTTCTCCAATAAGTTCGATTGTGGTAAACAGATCGTTTTCATCTTCGAGAGATGCGTTCACAATCTTCAACGGACGATCTGTATTAAAATTTCCCGCCGTTCCTATGGTGTAGTCCCCATCGTTCGCAGTCAGAGTAAATGACTCTTCAATCATGGCAAGTATCGTGATATTCCGAATGGACCACGAGCCAAGCATTAAGTTCAGTTTTCTTTTCGCATCCTGCGACATGTCCGCAGAGAGTGTTTCTCCAGTGGCAAGAACACCCAGTTCTTGAAAGGCCCCGTTAAGAATATCTTGGATGGTCATGCTTCATTCCTCAAAAGGTACAGATCAATTTCAAGATGACAAACACACAACACAAAGAGATATTGCTCATAAAGAGCCCTCGTGCATCGCACGCCCTCAGTTGGATTACTGCTGTGCAGACTCACCAACCTACACCACCCATAACCTAGCTGCCACCCACCCTCACCTATATCCTCGGCTCTTCTTGAGCCTACCCAGCTAGGACGCTTCTCTTACGCAGCCACCAACCCTTTTTCCGTCAGGCGGGTTTCGAGTTCAGCGACTCGCGTTTGAAGATTTTTGATGACGTACAGCAGAGTAACTGCCTCTGCCAACGTCGCCAAGCCATACGGAGACGACGTGGTAAGCGCCTGAAGTGCATAGTCAGGCGTACCAGCCGCATCCGCGATGGTGATGGTGGTCAGTTGAGCGGTTAAGGCCGCACCCTGATCCACCGGCGATGAGCCGTGGAACGCCACGAGAGACGTGGTGGCTTTTCCAAGCACCGCCCCATCAGGAGACTCGTGACCGAGATACTCCTTCGTGGATGTTTCTGTTGAAGTGATAGCCATGATACTTCCTTTCTTTTCTGGTTACGAGTTGCCCAAGATGCGGCACGCCAGATCAGGATAGGTCGCCGTCCAGCCGTAGAGCACGTCCAGACGAACAATCTCCTGATCGTTCGTGATGTCATAGTCCTTAATCAGGCGGATGCTCATGCCCTGATATTCCACCGTCTCACTCCACGGCACACCGTCAGGAGCCTGAATCGGCACCGTCACGAGCGAAAACGCATTCCTCTGGAACGCAAGGTTCGCCTTATGGCTGCTCACCAACGTCACCACGTTAGAACCGGTCGTCGGAAGAGCCGTCACGTTCTGGTACGCCGTTGCCGCCTTCATTGCGGGTGAGATCGGCACTGAGGTCGCCGTGGTCACCGTGGTCGTGGTGGTCACAACGAACTGCGCGGCATAGCCGAGGTCAGACTTGCTGATCGGATTGACCGCATTGCACACTGCGAAGGTGATGATATCACCCTTGACCAGCGTGCCATTTCCACCTGCCGTCAAACTGACGGACGAAGCACCTTCCGCAGGATTCGACGCCAGCGTGATCGTGGTCGCCGTTCCCTTGGTGTGACTCGGCACATTCTGAGACTCGAACAGATCAAATCCCGAAAGACGACCAAGCGTTGCTTCCTTGGTGATATCTTCAATCATCGAAGGCTGGAAGACATTCGCTGTAAGAGACAGGACCAGAGAATTCGATGCAGCCGGAGAAAGCGCCGCAAAACGATCGTTCAGCATGACCGAAAACTCAGTCATCTTCTGCTTGGTATCAAGCATCGACGCGAATTCCACGTCACCCCCAGCCGTACCAGACGCATTATACACGTCCTTGTAGAGGGCTGCTCCGTCCATATCAACTTGGTTCGCCAAGGTGATACAAGCGGGTTTGACATACCGCTCGACGTATTCATCAATCGAGAGGGTGAGGTCTTTTGCATTCCAGGCCCAACCGACATGCTTCCGCTTGTCGATGGTAATGGTCCCAGAGGTTTCCGTCACGTCTTGGAGCGCAAGAGTAGCCCCATCCGTTGCGGAGAATTTCACCGGCTTCCGATAGGAGATCGAATCTCCCACCTTGACGCCGAAATCGTTCTTGAACTGCTTATTCGCCAACCGAGCAAACACCAGGTTATTCACCAACTGAAGCGCGGCTTCCTTGGCAATTATCGCAGGGGTGATGATTGTATTAGCCATTTAACTCCCCTTTTATCGCCTTTTCCCCCCTCGCCACGCAAAGCGATGTTCATTCGCTTTCGCGTATTCGTCCATGTTCATGTCTTTAGCATCTTTTGCAACAACTTCATTACCACCAGTGACATTCTGGAGTGGCTTGGGAGATTGTGTGACTACTTTTGGACTGGGAGGCGTGAGCCTCTCTTCAATCCGTCCGATTTCCAGCGCCACTTCAAACGGAGACAACTGATTCAACCGAGACA